TAGACATGCAGATTGTGATTGAGAAAAACAACGGCTATGCCAAGGTAAACCAATAATGAAAATCACAAAAGACAAACTAAAACAGATTATTAAAGAGGAGCTTGGTGCAGTTATTCAAGAAATGGATGCCGATCCTATGATTCGTGTAGCACAGAAGATGGGCGTGTCCGTAGAAGAATTGGAAGCAATTCTTTCTGCCGAAGGGCTATCTATCGTTTCCGACGCTGCCGCATCAATGTCAGATGATGAGAGAGATGATTATCTGTCAGCACACGGCGCTCACAAATCACGACGCACCAGCACCGGACCAGTTATTGATGGTCGCACAGGCTCTCTAGCCCAAAAAGAATAGGATAAACAATGAGTAACGACGACGAGTTTGGTTTCTTGCCTCCAGCAGAAGCGCCCCCATCATTCAACCAAGAAAAAGACCACTTCCACGAAGAAGTAGAAGCGGAAGACTTTGGTATGGTTGAGGACTTTGGGTTACAGATGGAGTATTCCGATGAGGACATGCTACCTGAAAACACGGCGCCATCATCTATAAACATAGGTTTTGTTGGCGTTGGCGGCGGTGGCAATAAGATGGCGAACGCCATGATTGAGTTGGGCTTCAACAAGACCCTACTCGTCAACAGCACAGGCAAAGACATTCCTAAGAACGTCGAAGAGCACGTTGTGCTCATCCCTGATAGCGACGGCATCGGAAAGAACATCACCTATGGCAAAGAAGTGTTGTCACAGAACGGCGCCGTCGTAGAAGATGCTCTCCGAATTAAGTTTGGCAAGGTTGACTGGCTGTTTGTTTTTGCAGGCGGTGGCGGTGGCACAGGCTCTTCTGTTGTTGCTCTCCAGCCTGTCTTTGAACGCTACCTACAATCTGTTCAGGCAAGCGGCAAGGTCGTTTACATTGTCTCTTGGCCAACAGCACAAGAAAATTTAAACCCAACGATAGCCCGCAATGCCCTATCACTTGCTAATGATGTCACGCCTTATCCACACATCATTCTAGATAACGAGAGAGCCACGCGCCTGCTGCGCGGTCGCATAGGAATGCTAGGAATGTATCCAGTTGCAAACACACAGTTTGCCAAGTCATTCGCACAAATCCTAAAGCTATCTACCGAAGACTCCCCGATTCAGTCATTTGATTCTAAAGACTTGGAGACCTGCTTCAGCAAGGATGGTCGCGCCTTTATCGGCTCTACAATGATCAAAGACCCCAACACTGGCAAGCTCGGCACAACTATCATGCATAACTGCATGAACCGCTCTGCTTGTCCTCCACCCAAGGGCAAGGCGGCAGCAGGATCACTTATCCTCGTAGCAAGCGAAGAGATGGTTGCTGACCCCCGCGTGTCTAAGCACCTTGAGTCCGCTATTGCTTATGTTGGTGGTCGCTGCGAAACACTTTTCTCTGGCGTTTATGTCAGAAAGAACGTCCCCGGATTGATTGCAATACTATCTATGAATGGGATCGAAAAAGGAAAATAAAATGAAACAACTATTTGAAAATTTTAGAGAAGCAATGCACGAAGAAGCAGATCGAGAAGTTCAAGTGCCCGGCTACGGCAGAATGATGCTCAGTCAGATCAAGAGAAAACTAGCCGAAATGCTAAGAGAAGCCGCCGAGGACGCCGCCACAGATCCTCCGTCCTACTCGCATCTTAATAACGGAGTCATTCAGGCTCTACATCAAGCAATAAAGGACAATCAATAAATGAATTTACTACAAACACTATGGGGCTGGTTAGCCAGCCTATTTGGAAAAAACCCAGCCGCTGCATTGCCGCCCACAGAATCAGAGGGTGAGTGCTGCGACGAAGAATGTGAGCCAGAAGAAGATTGTTGCGATCATGGAGAATGTGAATAAATGAAGATAACCAAAGCCAAACTAAAGCAAATCATCAAAGAAGAGCTTGAAGTAGTCCTCACGAATGAAGAGGTTGAGGAGATGTTTGGCGAAGATGTCCGCGCCCAAGTAGAAGAATCGGAACAGTTCAGAGACCAGCAGAAGATGGACAGAGCCCAGTCAGTCGCAGGGCAGCAGATGTCTTTTGAGCAATGGGTGTCTGTTGTATTCAAAATGGGCTACGAGATTGACGATAATTCTCCCAATCCTTACGATGCTTGGATGAGTGGTCAAACACCCGAAGAATACGCCAGCATGCAAGAGAAAAAACTCACAAAGCCCGAGAAAAAAGAAAAAGAGAAAGTAGTTAAAGGCATGAAGAAATCAAAGAGTGATTTTGAAAAACGCTATGGCGATGACGCCGAAAGCGTAATGTACGCAACGGCGACAAAGATCGCAAAGGAAAAAAAATGAAAATCAAAAAATCAGAGCTATTAGCTCTAATCAAAGAAGAGATTATGGCTGAGGCAGAGATGTTCCAAATGTCCGACGACGACGTAAAAGACTTTAGTATCCCAGATCCACCAGAATACAAAGCCTCAGAAGAGGTCTTTAACATGGTTATGATAGATCTCGAAAAGATGATCGAAGATGACCTGCTAGACATAATCAAAGAAATCATTATGGAACGTCCTGAGAGCAAGCCCCAAGACATGGCAGCAAAAGCTATGAACGCTTTGATGCAAAAGCTTAGAGCAAATCCTATGATGGAAGAGGCAGAGCTACAAGAAGGTATGGACGCTGAATCTATGCAGATTGTTGCCGATGCTGTCCAGAAGATGGCACCGCTAATCGCCGTCATGTCTCTACCAGTTCTCGTTGGTCTTATCTACGAGCAGCTAAAGAACATGGGTGCCAAATGATGAGTAAAGAGCAGAAACAAGCACTACTCGACAGCGGCATACAAAAGCTTACATCCCGCAAACTACTCGTGTGGCTCACTGCCACAGGTCTTATGGCTTGGGGCGGACTAGAATCAGCAGACTGGGTTATTATCTCTGGTCTTTATCTCGGTGGTCAATCTGTGATTGACGCTATTGTAAAGCTTAAGGGACTTGAGTGAAGCAAAAGATTCTAGCATTCTGCTTAAGACACTGGAAGGAGATCGGGCTTGTCCTGCTCCTTCTTGTTGTGTTTGGTAAAAGCCGCTATGATGTGCGCAACATTATCAAGGCACACGAAATTTCACAGCAATCACTAAAGACACAGATAGAAGAACTACAGGGCATCCACGCCGAAGAATTACAGCAGCGTGATGAAGCCCTTGAAGAATACAGAATAAGAAATGAAAAGCTTGAGATGCGCTATCAAGATGCCCTGATTGATTTGTCAAATGAGATTGACAAAAAGAAGGAGCGTGTTATAAGAAACTACAGGGAAGATAAAGAAGCCCTTATAGTTCAGATAGAAGATATCTACGGATTCACCTATGTTCCTTAATTTATTATTTATGATCTCGACTGCTGGCGCAAGCCCAGAGTTTTCTATTGTTGATGAAGGAGCCCCGTCTCCCATAGAGGGCGTTGTCTTCAACCCCGAGGCTTTGTCCGAGGTTCTTACAGCACCACAGCGCGTGAAAGAAGAGTGCGAGATCGAATGGACAAGAACACTTGAAATAAAACAAAATGATTTTACTCTTGAGTTGGAGCAACAAGTGATAAGATATAACTCCCTCAATAGAAAACACAACTTGATGATAATAGAAAAAGACACCGAGATTGTAGAACTACAGAAGATCGTGAAGAAGCAAGCACCAGCTTATAAATGGATGTGGCTTGTAGGCGGCGTAGCTCTCGGTGGCGCAACTTACTATGGAATCCAACAGGCGGTTAAATGAGTAATGACCCAGACTACATTGTTAAAGTAGAGCAGGCTATCGCCAAGAAGTATGGCGAAGAAGCCATTCAAAATCCCAAAGCCGACTGGGACGAAGATAAAGAAAAAGTCTATCTTGAACAGATGCGAGATCTCTACAAGAAACAAAAGAAAAATGATGAAGCCAACGACAAAGTAGAACTAAATGGAATAAAGGTTTCAAGAAAACTACTTAATAGAGAATCCAAAACAGGATGCCCTGTTTGTGGTGCCTTCTCACAATCTACCCGCGATGATGTGTCCCTTGTAAAGTTTAATTGCTGTTACAAGTGTTACATCAAATGGGTAGAAGGAAGAGAAGAACGTTGGCAAAAAGGATGGCGACCAAATGAAAGCTGAAGAACTACGGGCTTTAATCAGAGAAGTTCTTGCGGAGCAAGACGATAAGATGAAGTTAACCGGCTCGAAAACACCCCAAGCCCTTAAGGCAGAAATTCTTGACACGATCAAGAACATTGATTTAAATGTAATAAAATCACAAGAGTTGATGTTTCTTAATCAAATGATTGACAAGATGTTTCAGATGGCTGCGGAGCGCGATCTTGTCAGAGGCAAGACTGTCATTCAAAGAGGGTTTGAGCTTATGAACAAGGGTATACCGAAAGAAGAGCCAGAGCAAACCAATGAAGGTCACCAAATGATAGGCGGCATAGAAGATGATGGTCACGAAGTGGAGATGGCTCTTTCTGATTTACACAAACTGGAGAAATACGCCCCACAGGTCTCCCAACTTGCTTCACAATATTCTGACCTCCCTGGCTGGGTTCAATCAAAGATTACTCTCGCTGCTGACTATTTAGGGAAAGTCTACCACTATTTAGATGGCAAGCACAATAAAGGAATGGAATAATGGCTACAGTTTACGAAATCGTTCAGGGCTTATCACAAGCCGCAGCAAACGCCTACGACGGCGCAATGACTGAAGATGGCGAGCCCATCAAAGCAGGACTAAAGAGAGAAGAGGGCGACCCGCTAATCGATAAGCGAGTGATGGATGGCTTCAATGTTAAGTTCCATGGCAACATAATGCGTCTTTCTTACATGTCAGAGGTAACTCTTAAAGAGGTTTACGCTAACGGTTTCGAGTCTGATGTTGAATCACAGATGGCTGAGATTGTCAAGTTTCTTAAGAAGGAAGCCCGCAAGATTACTGGCTCTACTGTCAAGCTTACCAAAGAAGGCGAAATCGACATTCGCGTTGAGAACTCTTCAAGAGTTCGCTCCTGGGTTACAGCCGTTATGGAGTACAAAGTTGGCGGCATGGAAGAGGTTTCCGTTGTCGGCGAAGCAACCGAAGACAAGCTCGCCGCCGGGTGGCAAAAGTTTATGTCCCAGGGCGGTCTTGGAACACGCCCCTCTAACGATAAGAGACCGGCAAACTCAGGAGACAAAAAATGAAACTAACAAAAGCAAAATTAAAGCAGATTATCAAAGAAGAGATAGGTAACCTTTCCCATGAGGATGAACTGGGCGGAACAGAGCCGCGCTTTGACACTGGAACGCGCAGCCCAGAGCAGAAATTGATTGACGCTCTTGCTGCTCGCGCTCACATAGACCAAATGTCCCCAGAAGAGCTAGAAGCCTTGGCTGGCGGTGATGAAGAGGTTATGAAACTTATTCGTTTTATTAAGGACAATCAGATGTATGACGATCCAGAGAGGTCCGCTTCAATCTCTATGAGAGGTCGTCGCCTACCTTTAGGGGGCGTTAAGCTTCGCGGTCTTAAAATAGATTAAGATGAATGCCGAGACTAACAAAAAAGCAGATACTCAAAGAAGTCGTTAAGTGCGGCAAAGATCCCTCTTATTTTCTTAAAAACTATGCCCGCATCTCCCACCCGATGCATGGGCTTATGTTGTTTAAGACCTACGATTATCAGGATGTCTTACTAAACGAATTTAACGACTATCGCTTTAACATTATCAACAAAGGTCGCCAGCTAGGAATCTCAACGATTACGGCTGGCTACATTGTTTGGATGATGTTGTTTCACAGAGACAAAGCCATCCTTGTTATGGCTACCAAGTTTGAAACAGCAGGCAACTTGGTTCGCAAAGTCAAAAACATAATGAAGAACCTTCCTGACTGGATCAGGATTGCTAGCATCACCACCGACAACCGCACATCTTTTGAGTTGTCCAATGGTTCTTCAATCAAAGCTGCCTCAACATCGGGCGACGCTGGTCGCTCTGAGGCTCTGTCCCTGCTTGTTCTTGATGAGGCAGCACACATTGAGGGTCTAGAAGATCTCTGGACTGGTCTCTACCCAACGCTATCTACTGGTGGTCGCTGCATTGCAATCTCAACACCAAATGGTGTTGGCAACTGGTTCCACAAAACTTGCGTAGGTGCCGAGAGCAATGATAATAATTTCAAACTCACGACACTTATGTGGGACGTTCACCCGGAAAGAGATGAAGAATGGTTCAAGAAAGAAACCAAGAACATGTCCAGAAGACAAATTGCACAGGAGCTAGAGTGTAACTTCAATACGTCAGGCGAGACAGTTGTCGATCCATCAGCGATTGAATGGATGATGTCCATGGTAAAAGAACCAAAGCATAGAACTGGCTTTGATAGAAACTTTTGGATTTGGGAAGAGCACGATCCAAGCTGCAATTATCTTATCGCTGCTGACGTTGCAAGAGGTGACGGTGCTGATAGCTCCACATTTCACATTTTAAAATTAGAAACGATGGAGATCATTGGAGAGTATCAGGGCAAACCTACACCCGATCTTTATGCCAACATGCTCAATCAGGTTGGACGAGAGTTCGGCAATGCCATGATGGTAGTCGAGAATAATTCAATCGGTTACACCGTCATAGACAAGCTTATAGAGTATGCTTATCCTAATCTTTATTATTCCATTAAGTCTACACATGAATACATCGACCAGCACCTAGGGGAACACCGCACCGGAACTATCGCGGGCTTCTCTACAACAAGCAAGACTAGACCCCTCATTGTTGCTAAGTTAGAAGAGTTTATAAGAAACAAACTAATTAAAACGTATTCTTCACGTTTAACGAATGAATTTAGAACATTCATTTGGAACAACGGGAAGCCACAAGCAATGCGAGGGTATAATGATGACTTGGTAATGGCTCTTGCGATTTGTTGCTGGGTCAGAGACACAGCAATCCAGTCGAATTCCAGAGACCTTAATTACCAAAAAGCTTTTGTTGACGCTATTATGACTTCCAAAACCACCTTGAACACCCAGATAAGGGGACAAATTGGCTACACAGGAGAAGATCAAACTAGTAAAATGAACGAAGCAAAAAATCTATATTCCCAATATATGTGGATAATAAAGTGAGAAACTAAATGGCACAAAGAAATCCAAAGCAAGGCAAGAATCCAGCAAACAGAGGCTCCCAATTATTTCAGTCTCTTACACGGCTATTTTCGGGACCTATCATTAGCTATCGATCAGAGTCTGGTCGCAAAATTCGTAGACAACATCTTGATAAGTATTCTACAAAATTTAAATCTGCTTCCGGGCAGCAGTTCAAAAAACAAAGTTATAACCCACTGGACACAATTGCAGCAAATGCCATTGCAAACCAAAGGCGTTCAGAGCGCTACATCGACTTTGATCAAATGGAATACACCCCAGAGTTAGCCTCCGCTCTTGACATTTATGCAGACGAGATGACTACATTCTCTGCTCTATCTCCGATGTTAAATATCAAATGTCGCAATGAAGAAATCAAAGCAGTTCTGAATATTTTGTACCATAATGTGATGAGCATCGAGCACAATCTTTTTGGCTGGTGTCGTACGATGTGCAAGTATGGCGATTTCATTTTATATCTTGACATTGACGATAAAATTGGAATCCAATCAACAATTGCTATTCCTCTGCAAGAAATTGAAAGACTTGAGGGTCTAGATGCCACAAATCCGAATTATGTACAATATCAGTGGAACTCTGCTGGAATGACTTTCGAGAACTGGCAGATTGCTCACTTCCGCATTCTTGGCAACGATAAATACTCCCCTTATGGAACCTCTGTTCTTGAGCCAGCCCGACGCATTTGGCGTCAACTAACGCTCATGGAAGACGCGATGATGGCTTACCGCATTGTTCGCTCTTCTGAGCGAAAGGTTTTCAAGATTGATGTGGGCGCTGTCCCACCGCAGGAAGTGGAACAATTTATGCAGAACATTGTAACTAAGCTTAAGCGCCACACGATCGTTGATAAAGACACCGGACGCATCGACCTACGTTACAATCCGATGTCTATCGAAGAAGACTATTACATCCCAGTTCGTGCTGGGTCTGTGACCGACATTCAAAGCCTTGCAGGTGGGCAAAACACAACTGCAATTGACGATGTCAAGTATCTTCGTGACAAGCTCTTTTCAGCGATAAAGATTCCACAGGCTTATCTAACGATGGGCGAAGGAGCGCAGGAAGACAAGACCACGCTTGCGACCAAAGACATTCGTTTCGCTCGCACCATTCAAAGATTACAACGCTCTGTGCTTCATGAACTAGAGAAGATTGGAATTGTCCATCTCTACACTCTTGGCTACAGAGGCGAGGACCTTATAAACTTCAAACTTGCTCTTAACAACCCAAGCAAGATTGCAGAGCTACAAGAACTCGAACACTGGAAGACCAAGTTTGATATTGCTGCGTCCGCAACAGAAGGCTTCTTTTCTCGTCGCTGGGTTGCCGATAACATCTTTGGCATGTCCCACGAAGAGTTCCTTCGTAACCAGCGCGAAATGTTCTATGATCGTAAACACGACACAGCACTTGAAAGTGTTGCCGAAGCAGCCGCAGGCGGCGGCGAAGGTGGTGGTGACGCCGGAGGTCTTGACCTTGGCGGTGGCGGCGAAGGCGGCTTAGATCTTGGTGGCGATGAAGGAGGCGGTGATCTAGACCTCGGTGGAGATGACGCCGCTGCTCCCGAAGCAGACGCAGCCGGTGACGAAAGCGCACTTCTAGCACAGCCTCCGGGTTCTCGCAACTCTCCGCGCCTAGCCAAGTCACTTGGCAAGCGCGCAAGAACAGGAGACAAATACACAACCAAGGGCGCAAAGGGTAAAGTTTACCAAAAGGTGGCAACTGACAAAAGACCACAAGGTGCTAGAACTCGCAATTATGCAGGCGTCCCCACCCCCGAAATGAACACCTATCGAACGAACAATCTTGGCGCTTCAGAGTTAAGATCACTATCAAGAGGCATTTATGAAGAGCAAGACCCTAATTACTTGCGAGACCAAGAGGAAGAGATGGCTCTTCTAGAGGTCGATAGTTCAGTTAAAATGCTTATCGAAGGTCTAGAAATAAAGACAACGGAGAACGATAATGAAGAATAAACACAACAAGAAGCGCAACACAGCCTTTGTTTTCGAGGCTTTGGCTCGCGAAGCCACTGTTGCTATCATAAAGGGAGACAACGAAAGAAAAGAAAAAGTTGTCTCTATTGTGCGCAAGCACTTCACTAACGACTCGTTGTTGAAGAAAGATCTTGAATGCTACCGCTCACTCTATGAAAACCAAAATCTAGATGAGCCAACTAGCAAGAAAATCATGGAAGCCGCGTTGGCAGCTAAGCGCCTTATTGATCCAGATGGATTGTTCAAACAACAGACTGAAATCATAAATGACATCAATAAAGAGCTAGAGCCAAAGACTTTCAATAACTTTGTTCCAAACTATAAGTCACTGGCAACAATAGCTAAGATGTTTAACACAAATTCCCCCAAGCAATCAGTAATGCTTGAATCAAAAATTGTTAAAGGAATGACTGAAACGATTGAGGCTCAAGCCCTTGAGACAATCGATTCACTTACTTTTACTACTTTTACGAAGAAGTTCAACGAAAAGTACGGAAACTCCTTATTAGAAGAGCAAAAGAATCTTCTAAACAATTACATTTCATCATTCTCCCACGATGATCTTGAGACCAAAATCTACCTCAACAGAGAACTTGGTAGATTAAAGCAGTCACTATCTGAGGCAGTCAGCGCAGAAGAAATTGCAAATGACCCTGAGATGATTCGCAAGACAAATGCCGTGAGAGAAAAGCTTGACAACTTATCGAAAGAAACAAGCTTAAACGAATCTACCCTGTTGACTATCTTAAAGACGCAGGAGTTAGTAAAGGAAATCTACGACGATGCCAGTAACAGTTAGAATTGTCCCAATCCCAGAACCAGTTAAGGTTACAATAAAGCCGAAATCACCCCCTCCTACTGTAACACTTGAGCTTGACATCCGTAAGTCGCTCAGTGGTGATCTCATGATCTTTGATCATAACGACCTAGACATTGTTCTTTCTGGCAAAGACAAAAAAATTACTGCATTTCCAAAGCAGACAATGACCGACTTCACCTACGGAGCACAGAATAGATTATTTGCACACCTAGCTCGTAAAGGCATTGTTATGCCAGAGTCAATCCAGGGTGGCTCTTATTATGGTGCCATGGAAGCACAGCTACAAGAAGTCGCAGATGGTAAGTTAAACGCTGCCAAATTTGCCCTTGTAAGCATCGAAAGGTTTATCAAAGAAGAGAAACCTTACTATGATAATGTTGAGACAATTGTAGCCGGCGTTGAAGATGAATACACTGACCCTGATAAGACCGACTCAACAGAACTCGGCGAAGTC